AATATAAATCAAGGAGATTTTCAAAATGACAAAATTCAATCTGTCTGAAGCCGCTAAAGCAATTTTAGAAGGTTCTAAAGAGACTTTTGATGCTAACATTGCATCCAAAAAAGGTATGCGTGGCCAAGCAGGCAACAAGCCAGAAGTTGGTGAAGACAAACTACCTACATCTACTGTTGCTGGCCAACAAGATGTGGGTGAAATAGGTCAATCACCAGAAGAAATGGATGATGCATTGCCTGATTACACAAAAGGCACACCATCAGCAACACCTCCAGGTGCAACACCACCTGTTGGCGCAGAATCAGGTTCTAAACTTACTGGTCAACCACAAGAAACAATGGGTCGTTCAGACATTGCACACCCAGCACAATCAGCCGCAACAGACTATTCAGCAATTCGTGACCGTATCATGGGTAAACTTGCACCACAAATGATGCACGCTAATCCAGGTGCCACATTCCAATCATATGGCGAAGAAACTGAATCAGACGGCGACACTATTGAGGAAGAAAAAATGGATAAGAAAAAAATGATGCACGACAAAATGAAACATAAAATGAAAGAAGATGTTGATGCATTATTAAACGGCGAAAATCTTTCTGAAGAATTCAAAGAAAAAGCAGCTACAATTTTTGAAGCAGCAGTTCTTTCCCGTGCGGAAGAAGTTATCTCTGAAGTAGAAAATCAATTAATGGAAGAATTTGAAGTAGTTGTTGAAGGTCTTAAAGAAGACATGGCAACTAAAGTTGATGACTATCTAAATTACATGGTAGAAGAATGGATGAAAGAAAACGAAATCGCTATTGAAAAAGGTCTGCGTTCTGAAATCGTAGAAGACTTTATTGGTGGTTTACGTAATCTATTCGTTGAACATTACATTGACATTCCAGAAGACAAAGTTAATGTTGTTGAAGAATTAACAGATAAAGTTGAAGAATTGGAAGATGCACTAAACGAACAAATCAATCGTGGTGTTATTCTTGCTAAAGAAATCAACGAACACAGAAAATTAGAGGCTATCTACACAGCGTGCGAAGGCCTAACACAAACTCAAGTAGAAAAAATGAAATCACTCGCAGAGAATGTAGATTTTACTACTGAGAATGAATTTAATTCCAAACTAAACGTTTTGAAAGAATCTTATTTCAAATCAGAAGTTGTGGTTGGAACAAGTTCAACTCTAAATGAGGGTGTTGAAGTTGAAGAAGAAAAGAAATCTTCTAAAGCTTCAGTAGATCCAACAATGGATCAATATGTCAAGTCAATCTCACAAACGTTGGTAAAATAATTTTATAAATAAACTTACCACTTAAAATAATAACAAGGAGTTATTCAGATGTTTTTAACAGAAGAGCTAAAAGCTAAATGGGAACCAGTTTTGGATCACCCAGAATTAGCTAAAATTTCCGACCCATACAAACGTGCCGTTACAGCACTTGTTTTGGAAAATCAACAAAATGCAATGCAAAAAGATCGTCAAGCATTGAACGAATCTGATCCAGGTCCAACTAACGTTACTGGTGGCGTTCAAAACTTTGACCCAATCTTAATCAGCTTGGTTCGCCGTGCATTACCTAACTTGATTGCGTATGATGTTGCTGGTGTTCAACCAATGACAGGACCAACAGGTTTGATTTTTGCAATGCGTGCTAAGTACAACAACATGGGTACTCCAGGTGTTGGCGATAGCAACGAAGCATTCTACAACGAAGCAAACACAGTATTTACTGGTGCAAATTCTTCTGCAAACCCATACGGTTTCCAAGGAACAACATCATCCGATACAAATACAAACTTCCAAAACCCAGCAAGCAAAACAACAACAACTGGTATTGGTCTACCTACAGCAGTTGCTGAATACTTGGGTTCAGACGGCAATACAGCATTCCAACAAATGGCATTCTCTATTGAGAAAGTTACTGTTACTGCACAATCTAGAGCATTGAAAGCTGAGTACTCATTAGAACTAGCACAAGACTTGAAAGCAATCCATGGTTTGGATGCTGAAACAGAATTGTCTAACATTCTATCAACAGAGATTCTTGCTGAAATTAACCGTGAAGTTATCCGTACAATTTACACATCTGCTGTTGCAGGTGCTCAATATGGTACAACAACTGCTGGTTACTTTGACTTGGATACTGACTCAAACGGTCGTTGGTCTGTTGAACGTTTCAAAGGTTTGATTTTCCAAATTGAACGTGATGCTAACGTTATTGCAAAACAAACTCGTAGAGGTAAAGGTAACGTGATGATTGTATCATCTGACGTTGCATCCGCTATGGCTATGGCAGGTGTATTGACTTACACTCCATCATTGCAAGCTGACCTACAAGTTGACGATACAGGCAATACATTTGCTGGTTTGTTGCATGGTCGTATCAAGGTTTATATTGACCCATATTTTGGTGGATACACATCTAACCAAGAATTGGTAACTGTTGGTTATAAGGGTTCTTCTCCTTATGACGCTGGTATTTTCTACTGCCCATATGTTCCATTGCAAATGGTTCGTGCAGTTGACCAAAATACATTCCAACCAAAAATTGGATTCAAGACACGTTACGGCATGGTTGCTAACCCATTCGCACAAGGTACAACAGTTGGTTTAGGCGCATTGAATGAGCGTACTAACGTTTACTACCGTGTATTCGGTGTTAAAAACTTGATGTAATCACCACTAAGAGTGACCTTAAAAGGGACCTTCGGGTCCCTTTTTTTTATTTCAAAATTATTTACATTAGTGTTATTCCTAAATATTATGGTAGGATAACCTACACCAATTAATAAAAAGGAGTTCTCATGTCACATATTGTAAAGGTAACGTTAAGCACATCTCAAGGATCATTTGCCGCTGGAACAGTATCAGCAGGTATTGAAGTTACTTTAGTTTCTTCAGCTGAAGGTTCAAAAGCAGTTGTACAAACATTAACTGATGCTCCATATATTGCAACATTTGAAGATATTGAAGCTGGTGATTATAATATTCATGCCGTAGCAGTTGATGCTGAAGGTAAAGAAATTGGTGATGCAATCACAGGAACTGCAACAGTTTCTCCTGATAATGTAAGCATTGATGTTCCATCTTCTATGATTGTTTCTGTGCAATAATAAACAATTAGGTCGTATAAACCGCCTTTTAAGGCGGTTTTTTATTGGTCATAAATAGTGATATGACTTCATTAACAATAAGAAACCTTTTGATTGATTTAAAAAAGCCTTTCCCTGCAAGGTGGAATGGTGGTGATCCTTTTCGGTCGGCAATTTTTAATGCTTTTTCAATGAGTTTTCCAGTAGGAGAACACTACTACATGAATTCGGTAAGAAAAGGATTAAGAATTTTACCTGAACATAAACAATTTAAATATTTTGATATTGTTAAGAACTTTGTAGGTCAAGAAGCGGCACATTCTAAAATACACAAAGCATTTAATGATAATCTAAAGAATCTAGGTTACAAAAACCTACATGAAGAAAATGCAGCTAAACGATTAAAAAAATTTAACATTCAAAGTACCATAGAAGGATTAGCATTTACTGCAGCTAATGAACATATATCAATTATTAATTCATTGTATTTGTTGGAACACCTTGAATTTATTGAAGGTTCGGAAGAAAGATTAAAAACAATGTGGTTGTGGCATTGTGCGGAAGAAATAGAACATCGTTCGGTAGCATTTGACCTGTATAGAGATGCAGGAGGTACCGAAACAATGCGTGTAGATATGTATAAGAAGGTTACTTATTTTTTCCTAAAAGGCATTATTGAACAAACAGTATATAATCTTTGGAAAGATAAACAACTTTTTAAATGGAATACTTGGAAGACAGCCTATATTTCTTTATTTTCAAAAACAGGTATAGTTACATATAATTTCAAACGATGGAAAATATACATGTCACCAAATTTTGATCCTATGAGACTAGACGACTCCAAATCAAAAGAATGGTTTAAAAACAATACAAACAATTACGAATTGGTAAAAAGATGACAGCATTTACAAGAATACCACAAAATACTAACTACTTACAACCTACAAAGTTCATATTGTCTTTTGATAGGATTGGTTCGGTGCAATATTTTTGTCAGTCAATAAATGTTCCAGGCATTAGTCTTGGCCAAGGAGTATACAATACACCTTTATCAGACATACCAATTGCAGGTAATAAATTAACTTACAATCCTCTTGAAATTGACTTTACGATTAATGAAGATGTTGAATCGTGGAATCAAATACAATTATGGATGAAAGCAATAGCTTCTCCAAAAAGTATTCAGGAAAGAAATTCTCTTACATCGTTACAAACTAATTATAAAAACTCCAAACTAACCAGTTATTCGGATGCCACTTTGGTTGTGTTGAGTGCATTAAATAATCCGATACTGAGTGTTAGGTTCATCAATACGTTTCCTACCTCGTTAGGTGACATCCAATTTGATACCAAACAATCAGCAGATGATATTCTTACCGCAAGCGCAACGTTTGCTTATGAGTATTTTGAATTTGAAAAGGCTTGACAACTAGTCTATATTATGTTATGATGTAATTTTGCCACTAAAAATATTATGGAAAAACTTGAAGACATACTAAAAAATTGGGAACGTGATGCTGAGATTGACCAGACAGAACCTGGAAAAGAACTCATTAAGATACCGTTACTACACAACAAATATCTCTCCATTCTTACTAAACATAAAATTGCTGTAAGAAAGTCCAACTTTGACTATTTACGTATGCGTAAAATTAAATGGGAATACTATAACGGAAAAATGTCACAAGAAGAATTGCAACAATACGGATGGGAACAGTTTCAATTTACACTCAAATCTGACATCACTACATACTTAGAAGCAGACAACGATTTAATTAAATTATTAGAAAAAAAAGCATATCACGAAGAAACGGTTTCCATGGTTGAGTCAATTATGAATGAATTGAAACAACGTACATGGCAGTTACGTGACTTTATATCATGGGAAAAATTCATCGGTGGACAATAAAGAACACATCTTTTGCGAAAAGGTTAATGAAGTATACATTAAGGTAAATTGTGAAAGACATATAGCTCAAGAACTATCTGAGTTTTTCACATTCTTTGTACCAGGTTATACCTTTGTTCCAGCGTTCCGAAATAGAATTTGGGACGGCAAAATACGGCTGTTTGATTTAAGATCAAATCATTTATACATTGGACTCATTCCATACTTTGAAGAATTTTGCAAGTCTAGAGACTACGCATATTCACACGATGAAATAGAAGATGAATTTTCTGTCTATCATGCCAAAAAATTTATAGATGAATTAGTTCTTCCATTTGAAGTGCGTGACTATCAGATAGATGCCTTTGTTCATGCAATGCAAAGGCGTAGAACTCTGTTATTGTCTCCTACAGCTTCAGGTAAATCGTTAATAATATATCTTATGGTAAGGCAGTTATTAGATTATCAGGACTTAAAAGGTCTTATTATTGTTCCTACAACATCACTAGTAGAACAGTTATATAAAGATTTTAGTGATTATGGTTGGAACACCGCTCATTATACACACAGGATTTACCAAGGCAAGGCCAAAGACACAGATTTGCCATTAACCATATCTACATGGCAATCCTTGTACAAGCTACCTAAAGAATATTTCCATCAGTTTGATTATATAATAGGAGATGAGGCACATCTATTCAAAGCACAATCACTCACTTCAATATTAACATCGTGTATTAATGCCAAGTATCGGATAGGACTTACCGGAACATTGGATGGAACTAAAACGCACAAGTTAGTATTAGAAGGTTTGTTTGGCCAAGTAAAAAAAGTTACAACAACAAAAGAGTTGATTGACGCTAAACAAGTTTCA